TGATAAGGTTTTCTTGCAGGCGGTTGAAGGTCGTCCAGAGGTCGTCCTTACGGTCGGCCCAGCGGTTGGCATTGAGCAGGCTGCCGGCCACGATGGGGGCCTCAGAGGGCTCATAGCGCAGTTGCAGGGCCGAGGTGGCCAGAGCCAACTGCTCGGGCTTGGACAACTCGATGGCCTTGTAGGTGTCGATTCGGTCGGACACTTCCTTGGCAGCGTCCAGCACGCGGAACGAGGCGTCGATCACGTTGTCGACCACGTTGCCTGTGTGACGCACGCGGATGTCGTCGTGCACGTTGCCGGCGATCAGGCCGTTGGAGCAGACGAAGCGGAACACGCCGGACATGATTTGGTAGGACGACGAGCCGTCGTGGCTGTTCAGCAAAATGATCTCAGGCACTTCGAGGTTGTTGCCAACAGCGCCAGCGTGACGCAGGCGCACCAAGTGCTTGGTGTGGGCGCGCTTGCCTTGGTCACGCACACGGGTCTGGCGGACCTCGTAGGGCTGAAAGCCATTAGCGCGCAGACCATCAATCACGTTGATGGTGGGGATGAAGGCGTAGCGCTCACCGCGCGACTCATGGGCCTCAACGGCCAAAACGCTGGGGGCGTAGTAGGCGATTTGTTCGTTGCTCAGGGGAGCGTGTGAACGATATGCGGACTGGTTGGAGGAGGAGGAGAAGCGGTACATTTTGAGATCCTTTTCGTTTAAGCGTTTAAGTTGATGTCGTTGTCGACGGTTAGATTATAAACACAGTTTCCGGCAACATTCAAGAAGTTTTTAAAATATTTTTAAAAAGATGGGTCGACGTGGTGATCGCGCCGGCCAATGATGAGCCCGCCCACGCCCTTGTTGAACTTGCCGGTCTCGGCGTTGCGGTAGCCGGAGACCCACTCGCCGGTCTTCTTGGACTTGCGGAACAGGCGGCGGTAGCCGTCTGGGTCGGGCCGTGTTGAAAACACAGCGCTGCCGTCATGGGTGCTGCCGCTGGCGACCTCGATCAGGTCGTCGACGACCTCGACCTCAAAGGACCAGAGCGCGCCGGTCAGTTCACGCACGGCCACCACGGTGGCTGCATGGCGGTCGGTCCAAGAGAGGGTGGTGGCTGCATCGCCAACCTTTGGGGCGGGCTCGCCGGCCACAGAGCGGCTGTAGATGTGGTTGACGAGGCTGGCTGTTTGTGTGTTGAGGTTCATGGTGTTCTCCTAATTGGGGGCCGAAGCCCCCGGGTTGATTAGATTTCTTTGCGTGAGACCAGAGGGCCATGGATGGCGATGCTGTCCTCGATCTGGCGCAGGGTGGGGACCAACAGGAGCGAGATGTCGGACCATGATTGGCTAATGTGAGTGCCCGAGCGGTACTTGAGGCACACAGACAGGCCGGTGTCGGCGATGTATTCGACGGTGTAGACCTGAGCCTCTGGCTCGTCGGTCACGACCACCAGTGAGCCGATGGACACGTCCTTGCGGTTGTATTTCTTGAGTTTCATTTTCGGTTTCCTTCGTTTAAGCGTTTAAGGGTTTTTGCAATAGACCCCCGGAGGGGTTTCGGCCATTCAGGCCTCATCAGTATTGCTTAGGCGTAAGAGCAGAACTCTTCGCGTGCATATTGGGCTGTACGCTCTGGCGACCAATTTGCCATCACTTCAAGCATGCCGCTTTTGGTTTCGGCTTGGTTGATCTCTGTACCGGTTGCATTCAACAGGGTCCAGTTTTTGGAACCGAAGAGCTTGATCAACTCAAATGAGTGACCGTGTAAAGTCACAATGTATTCGCCTGATTTCCACTTTGAGACTTTCATTTCGTTTACCTCATTTGTTGTCGACAGCCAAATAGTAACACGTTTCCGGCAACTGCAACACATTCCCGACAAAAGTGTGGGGTTATTGCAGCCGCATGGTCATCAAGAAAAAGCGCGCGATGCGCGCCTGCACACGCGTAGCACAAACCGTGCCACATGGTCATTTTTGGCCTGTGCACCAAAATGGTGAAAACGCTCAGAAAGGCCTAGAAGGCCATCGTTTCCGGTAACTGAGGCACGGGTAGCCTGAAAAAGTTTCAGCGCGTTCTAGGGCCCTTAAAACGCGTTTTAGAGGGGGTAGGGTTTACCCCTATTTTGTGGATAACTTGGCCTTTTTTCCACATTTTTGTGGGGAAAACTTGTCGAGCGCTGTGGATAAGTCAGTTATCCACAGCCTGTGGATAAGAATAACCTGTGGATAACTTTTGCTTAATTTTTAGGCAGTGTTGTGCTTAAAAAATAGGCAGTGTGTGCTTAAAAATTAGGCGCTTAAAAATTAGGCAATAAAAAGTGCTTGCTCAAAAATGTGGCAGTGTGGTAGATTCCGCGCTCATGAAGACCTCTGACGAAAATCAGCAATTACCAGCGAAACCGAAAAGCACGCGCGGTGGTGCGCGGCCAAACTCTGGTGGCGCTCGGCCCGGCTCCGGTCGACCTGTTGGCGCGCGTGATGCGCGAATCGCCAAAGTGAACGAGATCGCGGCCAAGTACAAGATCACGCCGCTCGACTTCATGATGGGCGTGTTGAACGACGAGAAGTCGAGCCACGACGACAAGAAGTGGGCCGCCACGTCGGCTGCACCCTACATGCACGCGCGCCTGTCGCAGGTGAACGCGACGACCGAGAACAAGCACACGATCGACGCCAACGAGGCGGCCCAGTTGACCAAGGACATCGTGGCCGCGATGGTCAGGGGCTGACCGCGTGAGCGAGGTGGCCGAGCGCCCCGCCGAGCCCCTCAGCAGGGACAAGGCGATCAAGATCATGCCGACCCTGCCCCTTTACGCCTTGAAGGCCATTCAGGCCCGCACGGCGTGGGAGAAACAGGCGCATGACTACCAGATGCCCGAGCGCGATGAGCTTTGGGACCGGACCCACATTTACCTGCTGCTGGCCGGCCGTGGCGCGGGCAAGACCAGAGCGGCCGCTGAGTGGCTGTGGTGGCAGGCTTGGACCAACCCGGGCACGCGCTGGCTGATCAGCGCCCCAACGGCCGGCGACGTGCGTGACGTGGCCTTCAGCGGCGACAGCGGGATCTTGACCGTGATGCCCAAGGAGTTGGTCAAGAACCACATGGTCACCACGTCCGAGATCCAGTTGATCAACGGCAGCCTGATCAAGGGCATCCCGGCGTCGGAGCCCGAGCGGTTCCGCGGTCCTCAGTTCCACGGCGGTTGGCTGGACGAGTTGGCCGCGTGGCAGGACCTCGACGAGGCGTGGAACCAGATCCAGTTCGGCATGCGGCTGGGCAAGCACCCGCGCCTCATGTGCACGACCACGCCACGCCCGAAGCCGCTCATCTTCGATCTGGTCGAGCGCGATGGCCATGACGTGTGCTACGTGAGCGCCACGACCTACGACAACCTTGACAACCTCGCGCCCACGTTCAAGGCGCAGATCCTGCAGTATGAAGGGACCGAGCTTGGCGATCAGGAAATCAACGCGGTGCTGCTGGACCCGAGCGACCACGGGCTGATCAAGCGCCAGTGGTTCAGGCTGTGGCCGGCCCAGCGCTCGCTGCCCAAGTTCAGCATGGTGATCCAGTCGTACGACTGCGCGACGAGCGAGAAGACCCAGAACGACGCGACGGCCTGCGTGGTGCTGGGCGTGTTCAAGCCGGAGGACGGCCCGACCAGCGTGTTCATCATCGACGTGTGGAGCGAGCGCATTCAGTACCCGGACCTGCGCGACAAGGTGACGGACGTGTACAAGACCGAGGTGTACGGCGACCCGGACGAGTTCGGCGAGGGCAAGAAGACGGACATCGTGCTGATCGAGGACAAGAGCGCGGGCATCCAGTTGATCCAAGACCTGCAGCGTGCGGGGCTGCCTGCGCGGGGCTACAACCCGGGCAACGCGGACAAGGTGATGCGGGCCAACCTCGTGTCGCCGATCATCGCCAGAGGGCGTGTGTACCTGCCGGAGAGCGACCAGAACCCGGGCAACCCGCGCACGTGGTTGAGCGAGGCGATGAACCAGTGGACGGCGTTCCCGGAGGTGCGGCACGACGACTATGTGGACGCGCTCACGCAGGCGTTGCGGTATTTGAAGGATGCGGGGATAATCCGCATCGACCCCGTCGACGACGACGACTACTACGCGGATGAGCAGAGGCCACGCGTCAACCCCTACGCCCAGTGAGGAGGGCACACGATGGACATCGACAGCATCATCAACGCGATCAAGAGCGGCGCGTCCGACCTGTACACGCAGGGCAAGCAGGAACTGGGCACGATGGACCAGCCGCATGCTTTGACGGACGTGTTGAACCGTGGGTTGGTGGCCGGCACATTGGGCGCTCCGGTGGACTTGATCAACACTGGGCTGAAGGCAGGCGACTGGTTGGCGAACAACGTGGTAGGCCCTGCGATTGGAAGCAATGCCAAGGTGCACATCGCAAGCGACAAGCCGATTGGCGGCTCGGAGAGCATTCAGGACTTGCTGGAGAAGTATGGGGCGGTGACGCCTCAAAAGCGTCCGGTGTTGGAGGCGGCGTCGAACTTAGCGCCAATGCTGATTGACCCAGCTATTGCGGCCGGCAAGGCATTGGCTCCGATGGCTGGCGATAAGCTGTCGAACTACATGGCCGACACGGGCATGTTGTTGAACGCAGCGCCACGTGGCAAGAAGGTGGCAGGGGCAGCTTCTACCGATTTGACGCCTGAGCAGCAACGCCTGTTGGACATTTTTGGAAGTAAGCAAGACCGAGAGGCCATGCTGAAGAAACGCGTGGAGCAGGATGCGGCGGACGAGGCTGCTGGCGTGTCGTCTATCAAGGCCGTGCGTGCACGTGCCCCTGTTGGCGCTGTGACCCCTGACTACTATCGCCAAATGGCTTACGAGAAGGGTGATGATGCAGTGTTGCGCGCGGCGGCCGCTGGAAAACATTTGAGGCCTGATGGCGCTGGTGGTTACATCGGGGGGCCACGCACGGTGACAAGCCCACAGGGCCT